GATAATTTTAATTTTGATTATGAAGTGCCAACAAAAGATATGAATGCTGTCCATGTTTGGAGAAGTAAAAATCCTGTAAATGAATTAGTTTATGGTTACGGCGGGGTAAAATTATTGCCAACAAAACTTACATTAGATATGGATTGCACTTCAACGGACATGACAACTAGTATCAGCAATAGATTCAGACCAATGGAACAGATATCTAACACATCACGTTTCAATAGTACACCATTTAATACTTGGAAAAGTGCATTCAGAGAATGTGTGAAACTATCAAGCAAAGTGATAGACAGGCAAGATAACAAAGAAACTGAAGCAAGATTAGATGTGTGGTGCAACAATTCAAATGACAATATTGCTATTGCAGGTGCAAAAGCAGGAAGACAGTACGGTGAAGCAAACAAAGATAACAAAGAAGCACTAGCAAAAATTAACGACTTCGATTGGTTAAAGGAACAATACAATGACAATCCCATTTAACAAGATTGTAAAATTTGGACAAAGCACAATGCTTGAAAAAGATTTATTCAATGTAAGTTGGATATTGAGTAGATTTTGCAATTATAATTGTTCGTACTGTTGGCCCTATGCACACAGTAAAAAAGTTGATCATAGACCATTAGAGGAATATAAAACTACAATGGATGAAATTAAAAAACAAGCAAGAGCAAATGGATTTAATAGTTTTCATTTCAGTTTTTCGGGAGGAGAACCTACAGCATATAAAAGATTTTTGTCTTTAATTGAGCATTATTCTAATGATAGTGAAACAAATTATCAAAGTTTGCATATGACAACAAATTGTTCACCAGGAATGAAATGGTGGAACGTATGGTTAAAAGCAACAGCAAAATTAATACGTAGAAGTATAACAGCAAGTTATCATCACGAATTTGCACAAGAAGATACATTTGGTGACAAGTTATTAATGTTGCAAGATGCAGGTGTGTACTCTACAATCAATCAAGTAATGGTACCGCATTTGTTTGATCAGTTGTATGAAAGATGTGAACGTTTCCATAAACGTGGTTTAAATGTAACTCTTAAACCTCAAAGTGACGAAACAGCAAGTGAAATTGTTGAAGGATACACAGAAGCACAAATAAAATTAATGCAAGAAGGTTTTCCAATGAAAACAAAAGAAGGAGAACATATTAATCAAATTAAGTTGTTTGATAACATGAAACAAGAATACAATATGGATCAAGCAGAAAGATTCAATGCTTTTGGCTTCAATAAGTTTAAAGGTTGGAATTGCAATGCAGGTTATCAAAGTTGTATCATTAGAGAACCAGGCGGTGAAATAAAAAGAGCATACAGTTGTCATGATGAACCATTAGGAAATATATCAGATGGATTTAATTTGTTTAAGAATCCTATGATTTGTACAACACCTAGTTGTGTTAGTAGTGCAGATAGTAAAATACCTAAAAAGAAAGAATGTCCTTGTGGACGTTCACCTACTGGCAGATGCAATGGTATGCACAATTTGTCAGAGTCAGACTACAAAATTAAATTAGAGGAATATTACGCCAATGTATAAATTAGAAGAAATAAAAGATGTGCATTTTGAAATAACCAGTAAGTGTCAGGCAAAATGTCCCATGTGTCCTAGGCGTATAGCAGGTGGACCTCTAAATCCATTTATTAAATTAGATGAAGTTTCATTAGATACGTTTAAAAATTGGTTCCCTCAATCTTTTATTAAACAATTGAACAGTATGTTTATGTGTGGTAATTTAGGAGATCCTATTATAAGCAAAGACACATTAGAAATATATCAATACTTGCGTGAAGTCAATCCAAATATAAGTCTTGCCATGCACACAAATGGCAGTGCAAGAGATCCTAAATGGTGGGAGCAAATTGCAAAGGCAAGAGTAAAAGTTACTTTTGGAATAGATGGATTGCAAGACACTAATCATCTATATAGAATATCAACTAACTTTGATAAAATTATTAAAAATGCAAAAGCATTTATAGATGCCGGAGGATTTGCAAAATGGCATATGTTGGTGTTTGAACACAACGAACATCAAGTAGAAGAAGCAAGACAAATGTCTCAACATTTAGGATTTAAAACATTTACTACTAAACACACTTCAAGATTTAAAGGAGATTATTTACAAGTTATAGATGAAGAAGGCAAACCTTTACACAAATTGAGACCAACAGAAAAAAGTTCCAGCATGATACCTTTAGTAGAACAATCACAAAAGGAGATAAAACCAACTATTGTGTGTAAGGCAGTCAAGTACAAACAGATTTATGTGAGTGCTTGTGGTAATGTATCACCTTGTTGTTGGTTAGATATGGAATGGATACCACCAATGCAAGAATCAAGAATTGATTACATGAAGAGAATTGGCGAATTTCCGAATTTAAATACAAGTAGTTTAGAAGAAATATTTGAAAAAGGATTTTTTAATAAAATTGAACAAACTTGGAAAGAAGTGCCATTGCAGGAATGTTCTAAACAGTGTGGATCATTTGACAAGTTAGGAGAACAATTTGAAAATTGAGATTAAAGATGTTTTGTTTTGGATGGATGCCATCAGAAATTCTGATGATAGATATCGTACTCTTGAAAGTTTCTGGAAGGGACAGATCAATAGTAAGTTATGGTTGATAGACAATCTTAAACACTATAATCATCCTCATCCTTACAATATATTACTTTGTGGTGGCTGGAATGGCGTGTTAGCAACGTTATTGTTCAATACTGATTTAAATATTTCTAAAATTACAAGCATGGATATAGATCCTAAATGTGAAAAAACTGCTTGTGATATAAACAAAGCATACGAAATAGCAGGAAAGTTTAAAGCAATCACAAGCAATATGTTAGACTATAATGACTATGACAATTATAATTTAATAATCAATACTGCGTGTGAACACATGACACAAGATGATTTTAACAAATGGATCGATGCTTTACCAACGGAAACAAGAATAATACTGCAAAGTAATGATTATTTTGCACATGAAGAACACATCAATTGTAAAAGCACTTTAGATGAATTTCAAAACAGTTGTGGTATAGAAGTAAATTTTGCGGCTGAACTACCAACAGAAAAATATAAAAGATTTATGATAATGGGCATAAAAAAATGATAATGAGCAACAAAGACATAGAAGAATTCCATAATATTGGTTTAGACACTGCAACCAGAGTGTTTAATAAATTTAAGGATGGAACTTTAGATTATTTGGAGTTGGATTTAAATTTCAATGATTACAAAGTGAATGAAGAATTTAAAAAGATTGATCCTTACTATGTTGAACACAGAGAGGACGAAACACATAAAGGTTGGGAAAGTTGTTGTTTGCATGGACTGGGCATTGATCAAACAAGAGTTGCAAAAGAATATGGATACGATGATGAACTTAATGCTCCGTATGATTGGACACCTTTGCAAAAATTGGCTCCAACAGCAAAAAAATTCTGGGAGGAATTTCCTGCAGAGAGATACAGCAGAATTAGATTTATGAAACTTAAACCATCAGGCATGATAGATTGGCACAATGATGACCCTGGCACACCTCTACCAGATGATTTGTGCAAATACTTAATACCAATAAATGTTGCAGTGCTACATCCTGCTTTATGTTATATGGAAATGGAACCTGAAAAAATATTACCTTGGAGGCATGGCAAAGTGTTTTTAGTAAACATTTTAAAAAATCACAGAGTAGTGAACAATTCTAATGTAGACAGAATACACATGATTGCTCAAGCACACATCGGAAACAAGAGAAAAGCATTTAACGAATTACTAGATAGGAGTATACAAAAATATGGCGTTTCTATTTGAAGCACAAACAAAAGAAAAGAAAAATATTGTTTTCATTTGCAACACTAACTTTCACCAGATAGACAATGCAAGTGCAAAAGAAACAATTATGAACATTGCTGAATATCAAATCAGTAATATTACAAGCAAAGGTTATGACTGTTATGTTGCTATCAGTGAAGACACAACTTTACAAAAGGTTGTAGATGATTATGATTATGCAGTGTGTTACAGCACAGATACAGAGTTTGAGGGAGATAAATTTTTTGAACACTTACATGAACTTATTAAATCAGAGTTTTTAGTTGCAGGACATATATTGGATAGAAAAGAAGGCTGGTATGAAATTCATGAACAATGTTATGTTTTAAATTTAAAGAAATACAAAGAATATGAATGTCCTGAAATAGGTGAATTTAAAAGAAATGCAGAACATTTTGAAACAGTACCTATTAGAAGTGATGAAAACTTTCATGATGATCATACTCCGTTATGGATAAAGCCAGGTATTGAAATGGAAAAATACAAACACAAATGGCATGGTTGGAATCTTTTAAGAACTGCATTTGATAATAAAGAAGAAGTTCTTGTGTTTGATGAAAATATAAGACATTCAAAAAGATGTTATTATGCGGCACACGAAACTGACTATATTGAAAACAGCAGTCATATATTAAAGAAATACAATTTAAGTGCAAGTAGACTGTTTTATCCAATTAACACAGAAGAAGTTGTGCCGTTACCAGATTTTGTTGGTCCTATTAAACAACTAGTCACTCCTGCAAGTGGATTTAACTGGTTGAAATATTTAGACAAGTATGGATATGATGAAGATACAGAGGTAATATTTTATGATTATAATCCTAATGCACTTTATTATATGCAAACTATAATAGAAAAATTTGAAGGCGGAGACCTGCATAAGTTTTTAAAACAAAACAATACACACAGAACTCCTGATTGGATCAACAGCAAAAAAGATATTGCAGATTATATTAGTAAAATAGGAGGCTTGTTAACACTAAGAAGCAAATTAAAATTCAAATATGTTGAATGTGATCTTTTAAATGAATTCAATTTAAAAATTAAAAATAACAAAGGCACAATTCTAAATATTAGTAATATATTTGCCTATGAACCAACGGCGGCAGTGGTGCCAACAAAACAAAGAGTATTCAGAGAAAACAAATTAATTAGATTGTTAAATGAAAAATATGATAAAATTCATTTAATTGCATCTATGCACTCATGGACAGGTTACGTTGATTATCCTATGTTAGCAGGTCCAGTAACAAAATTTACAGAGTGCGATATAGAATCAATGAGAGCACCATTATGGCGCTTCGGAAAAGATTGGAAAAATCCAAAGGATCCTTATGAAGATGAAGAATAGTTGTACTTTCTGTATGCATCCTTTCACAGGACTTGCCACTAGAGAAGACGGCGCAATAAAAGTTTGTTGTAGAAGTTTGCCAATTGCAAACATCAAAGATATGAGTTTAGAGGAAGCATGGAACTCTGATGCAATGAAAGAAGTAAGACGTCAGGTTTTAAATGATGAAAGACCAGATGTGTGCCAGCCTTGTTTTGATTTAGAAGATCAAGGAGTACAAAGTTTAAGACAAAGACATATTACAGATTCTTCACCAGAATCTAGAAGTAATCTTTATCCAAATGCTTTAGATAGTTTACAAAGCGATTATTCAATGCCATTTGAATTGCCTACAATGGAGATTAAAATTAACAATTTATGCAATCTGAAATGTAGAATGTGTAATCCTTTGGACAGTACACAATGGAAAGACTGGAGCAGTATTGTTTCACACTATGAAAAGGAAGGCAATTATCTTGTAGATGCAGTAAAAAATTTAGGATTAGAAAAAGCACCATATGTTGGTTTGTTTGAGGATAAATTACACTTCTGGGAAAACTTAGAAAAACTTTTACCCTATTTCAAACGTGTAGAATTTGCTGGTGGTGAACCACTTATGGATCCATCACATTACAAAATCTTAGATTTACTTTCTAAAAACGGAAAAAACATTGAAATAAAATATGCAACCAACGGCACAACACTTGGTATTAAAGGTGGCAGAACTGTGCATGAGTATTGGCCCAAATTTAAAAGTGTGGCTGTAAATGTAAGTATAGATGGATTGCATGATACATATGAATATATTAGAGGTAATGGCAAGTTTTCTGAAGTTGAATACAACATAAAAGAAATGAAAAAGATTCCAACAGTAAGCCGTATTGTGGGTGCATTCACAGTACAAGCCAACAACATATTACAAATAGACAAAGTAATTGATTACTTTTTAAATGAAATGCAAATTGTGTTTTATAGTCATAGAGTAAATTATCCAAGAGCCTTATCGGCACAGGTTTTACCTGAAGAATTAAAACAAGCAGTGGTTGTAAAACTAGAAGCAATGAAAAGCAAAGTAAAAGATTATGAGATGGTAAAAAAATATCCTGTGTTGGAAAAAATTACTTTACAACAGATACAAGACAATATTAACTTTTTACAAGCAAGAGATTTACACGAACATTGGAACGATTGTGTAGACTTCAATAGAAAGTTAGATGCAACAAGAAAGCAAGGACCATTTGAAAAAATTAATCCGGAGTTTGCAAATTATGTTTAGGGTTGAACATTTATACAAACACGTACAAGAAAGTGTAAAGGTAGAATGGAATCTTGGCAAAAGATGTAATTATGATTGTTCTTACTGCCCGGCAGAAATACATGACAATACAAGTAAACACACTGATATAAAAATTTTAAAAAGTGCTGTTGATTCTTTAGTTTCATCAATGCCGGATTTAAGAACCAAAGTAAGAATAAGTTTTACTGGAGGTGAACCTTGTGTTCATCCAAAA